CCAGATCTAGAAGACCACATTGCACGTCTTATGGCTACCCAGGCTGGTAACGATATCGAGGATGTTCTCATCAACGGTACAGGAACTGGCTCAGGTTTGCTATCTGCGTTCAAGGGCTTCCGTCAACTTGCAATTGACAACGCACACGTAGTGGATGCACAAGGTGTAGGACTTGACAAGGCTGTTTTCAACCTTGCAATCAAGACACTTCCACGTAAGTATAAGCAACGTCGTAACCAACTTCGCTTCTTCACAGGATCAAACTTGGTACAAGACTATCTATACAACCTAACCGCTAACGCTGGTTCAGTTAACCCATTCGATATCGCTTCTGGCGTTATCCGTGGTGATGTAGCTGCTAACGATGGTGGTCCAGGTACTGTAACTCCATTTGCTTTTGGTATTCCAGTAATCAACGTTCCATTGATGGATGAGACCCGTGCTGGTGACTACTCAAGCCCTTCAGGCTTGCATGGTGACCTACACCTCACATTCCCACAGAACTTTATCATTGGTATCAAGCGTGACGTAACAGTCTATCGTCTGTTCCAACCTAAGAAGGACACAATTGAATACACTCTATTCATTCGTGTTGGATGCCAGGTTGAAAACTTCGATGCACATGTCATTGTAAAGAATGTTAAGGTTGCAGGTTCAGTAGCTTCAGGCGCATTTGGTTCCGTAACACACGGCGCAAATGTAACTGGTGGCAACGGTACCTATACATACTAATATTAATTAGTTGCAAGATTGGGGGCGGGATTTTAAATCCCGCCCTTAATCATTTTCTGCTATAATTAGAGTTAACGAAAGGGTTAATATGTCATTTATAGACTTAAAAATTTCAGAATTAAAAAAGGTTGCAGACTCATTTGGAGTAGATGCATCAAGTGTAAAAACAAAGCAAGAAATAGTCGCTCTTCTTGAAGAAGAAGGGATCACATATCAAATGTATGACAAGTTTAGCAATGTTGAAAAAGAAGAAATAGAAACACCAGAGATAGAAAAGAAGAAAAGAGAAAAAATTATGAAAACTGAAAATGCAGTACTTGTTAAGATGGAAAGAGGAAATCACTCATATCAAGCAATGGGTCATACTTTTTCACAAGAACATCCATTTGTAGCAATGTCAGAATCAGATGCTCAACGCATTTTTGATACGCAATCAGGTTTCCGCCTTGCAACTCCAAGAGAGGCGCAAGAGTACTACGGATAAAAAAGGTGGTTTAAATGCAAAATATATCTAAGGGAAGTTCTCAAAAAATAGAGTTAAATGTATATAACGATGATATTTTAACTCATGCAGACTCTACTCCAAGGGTTTCTGTATACAATGCAGATACAGATGTTGCTATTGCTCAAAATATTGCTGCAACAAACGGGGTGGAAGCGGGCTCTTACTATTTCAATTTAAACCAACAATTTACAAATGTTAATGCAACTCTGCAAGTAGTTTGGTCATATTCACTAAACTCGGTATCTATCCAAGAAGAGCAGTGGTATAGAGTAGAAAGTCCATACTCAACTGTTAGCGAAATACAGGATTTCTTGAATTTTGGCCAAACTCCTGCAGATTTGAACTATAAGGATCCAGAAAGAATTGTGGCAGCAGAGAAGGTTGCTAGAACAATAATAGAAGGCTATACAGGTCAAAAGTTTTATACATATCATGGCACACAAGAAGTTGTGGGCGTCGGATCTGACGCATGTCATGTAACTGAAAGAATGCTATCAATAGAAAAAGTTTGGGAAAATGACCAATTATTAATTGATAATACATCTGATCCAGTATATAATAATTTTGGGTTCCCACTAGAAATTAGTCCTACTGGATATGCTGTAAGAATTGTAAATGCGGGCTGGGATGTAAGATATGATAATCAAGTAGATCCAGCAGTTCTGTATTATGGTAGATTTAGAGATAATTCGAGATATAGATTTGAAGGACAAATTGGTTATAAATATGTCCCAGAAGATATTAAGGTTGCTTCTATGTTGCTTGTAAGTGATATTTTGGCAAATGACTTTAACTGGAGAAACAAGTATTTAAAGAAAGTTGACCTCAGTGAAATTTCATTTGAAATGGCGGGAGGGGCTTTTAATGGTACAGGTAATGTGACAGTAGATAACATACTAGATCAATATCGTACTACTAACATAGTCATAATATAATGTTTGATTCCTACGTAAGCTCAATAATGAATATGTATGCAGATGTATACATGCAGCAAAATTATCAAGATCCAGATTCTGGAGCAATTGGTAGAGAATGGGTTTATGAAAAAACACTTCAGTGTAAAATAGAGCCAATGAAATCAAGAGGGTCCTCAAACAAAGGAGATAGTAAAACTTTTGATAGAACAGCATCTGGTGTTAACGGTGGATATCAAGAAACTTTAATTTTAAGGATGAAAAGCTTAGAGTTATTAAGTAAGCGTTGGAGAATAAATTCTATAAAGTCAAGCGATGGAAAACAAGTTTTTGTTGAAATTGATAGGTTTGGGCAACCAGATTCTGTTTTTGAAGTAATTTCTTCACATGCAGTGTTGGACCCATTTGGAATAGTTTCTCATTACGAAGCAACTTTACAGAGGGTGCCAGTTCAAAACAATGATAAAACTTTCAATAGATCATAAAACAATAGGTAATATAAATAAGGAAATAACTAATAAAATCAATGGTATTGCTGAAATCAACAAACCAGAGATTTTGGATAAAATTGCTCAGGTAGCTTTTGAAATTACAGGAAATAGCTTTGTCAAAGCCGTAGATAGATATGCAGTTAGAAATGCAAAATCAATGCATCATATATATGAATGGGGTCAAATGGGAAACCCCGCTGCAAGACTCTTCGAAATAAAAAGAAGCCCAATAATAAATGGAAGAACTGCTATATCCTCAAATTTTAAAATTTCAAAAACTCCAGTCCCAATAGACCCATCTTTACTTATTCCAGGAAAAACTGGTAAATATGTAACTTCAAAAAATATATTTAAAAACAAAGCAGCGGTCATGGAGGCTGGTTTGCCGATTTCTTATACTGCACAAAAAATGCTTGCTTTTGCAGGCAAGCAGGGAAATGTCTTTTTAAGGCCAGGCACCATAGTAAATATTAAAAACCCTGGAGGCATAGCTACAAAAAACGCATTCAGTAAATTTATGTTGGAATGGTATAATTTGAATATAGAGTCTATCATGCAGGAATCTGGCATTTATGAAAGAATAGCCAATGAAGCATCTACGACTTTAAATAAAAATGGGGCGGGAGCACAAGAATTAAAAAGCTCTGTCCAGCAAGCCATAGTATCTATGTCTAGCGGAAGGTCGGTAATCAATTGACAAATTACAAGTATGTAGCATCCTATGATGTTAGAAAGATGATTTGGAACGAATTACAAGATAAAGGGCTTTTAGACGTAAATGATTATTATGCAGATGGGTTTTCAGACCCACTTATCCCAATTATCCCAGCCCAGCAGGTTCCAGAATTTAACAACCTATTGCCTGGTAAAACATATATAATTTATGATATTGTTCAAAAAAACACGGGCGTTCAATGGTGGATGTTTGAAGAGACTATAACCCTAGATATAACCTCAAGAAATAGCGTAGAAATACAAACCATAGTTAACCTGCTAAACGACCTCTTTAGAAGATATGATCTAACCGCAAAAGATATGAATTTGACAATATCAGCAGGAAGCCCATATATTTATCATTATTTTAAGATAGATAGTACAGATCCAGTTCAATCCTTTGAGTATGAGGGCGGGTTTATGAGTGGCATCATATCAATAACATATGGTTATACCAGAGAGGTAGATAGCTCTACAGGAAGATACCTGTAAATTTGTTTTATTAAACAAAGATGGTATGATTTATATCGAGGAAGTAAATTGTCATCTTGTTTAATTTAAAAAAAAATAAGGTGGTGAAATAAAAAAATGGCTACAAATACTAGAAACGTTATCGTTGGCGCTGCAAATCTTTTCTTGTCTAACAAGAATGGTGCAAACCGTCCAACAACAACTCCAGCAGATATCGCAGCTTTGTTAGCAAAGCAGAGCGGTGCAGGAGTATCAGCTCGTACAGGTATTAATGCAAGCACAGCAAATGGCGGATTCCGTGAAGTAGGTTTTACATCAACAGGTCTTGATATTTCTTACGAACCAAATTATGGTGACGTAGTGGTTGATCAACTTCTTGACGCTGCTCGTATCTTTAAGCAATCTCTCAAGGTTATGCTTAAGACAGAGCTCGTAGAAGCAACTCTTGAAAACTTAACAACTTCTTGGAGTCAGTCAGATTACTATACTGATGCATCAGGCAACCCAGTATGGTCTCTTCAAAATCAAGCTGGTGGAACTATTGTTCCAGCAGCAAACTCATCAATCATAGCAACAGCAAGCAAGACGGCTATATTAAATATGGCAGCAGGTGCAATTGGAGATTCTCCAGTTGAGCGTGTTCTTATTGCAGTTGGATCAGCTCCACAGCAGATTGGATCTAAGTACGATCCATCACAATCTTCAGGTGCAGGTGGGACAACAAACCTTCCATACTCATCTGATCTTAAGCAGAAAGAGCGTGTTTACATTGCTCGTCGTGTTATTAATATTGACACAACAGCACATGGTTTGAAGCGTGACGCAGCAACAGTATTCCCAGTGAATTTCCGTTGCTTGCCTGACGACTCAGATGCAAGCTACACAGGTTCTGAATACGGTGTAATTATTGACCGTGTATGGGGCACAATCTAAATCTAATTTAGATAACAACTTAATATTGAATTCGGGCCCCCGCTTCGGCGGGGGCTTCGAGTTTGTTTTACTATGCATTATTGGTATAATTTAAGAATAACAAAGGAGATTAATTTGCCAACCACAGTATACAATGTAGAAGAAATAGAGCTAAGTGATGGTTCTTCAATTTCATTGAAGCCACTATCTATCAAGCAGTTAAAGAATTTTATGACAGTAATTAAGGAAATGGACAAGCCTGAAAACGAATCAGAAGATGCAGCTATGGATGTATTTATAAAAGCAGCCATGGTTTGCCTAGAAACAATTAAGCCAGAGCTTGCCAAGGATAAAGAAAAGTTTGAAGAAGTAATTGAAGTTCCAACAATGATGAAGATTCTAGAAGTTTGTGGAGGGTTAAAGCTTAACGACCCAAACCTACTGGGAGCGGCTCTAGTTGGGACGAACTAGATCTGGCCTCCCTGGAGTCCGAAGTTTTCTTGCTAGGTCATTATAAAAACTATGATGAACTAGAAAGTAATTTATCTTTAGAAGAGCTTATGGCTACCATAAACGCTTCTAGAGAAAAAGAAAAAAGGGAAAGGGAGTTCTTTGCTGCTATAAACGGTATAAGTCTTGAAGGTGCTGCTGATACAAAGGTTGAGGCGGATATCGCAAAGAATGTAGGTTATATAGCAAGAGAAGAAGGTTTCGGGATCAACGAAGGTCTTGGACATTTCCAGATGGAGGAAGAGTAAATGGCTAATATTCAACTTAACATAGTTGGATTAGGTGACTTTTCCAATATCAATACACAGCTTAAATATTTACAAACTCAAATTGCTGCTTTGCAAAAAAGCTTGCAATCTGTTGGCATAGATAACAGTTTAAAAAATACTCTTGTTGGTCTTCAAAATGATTTTAAGAAGACCATGCTTGCTGCTGGTAATTTTACAGAGCAAACAGTAAAACTTTCAAATGCACATGAAGAGTTTGCAAAAAAGCTACAAACTGGAAAATTAAGCCTTAATGATTATTACAACATAATCTCAAAGAAATCAAGTGATGCAACAAGATCTGTGCAAGCACTTGCCGTAGAACAAGTAAAATTAAACAATTCTATAGTTTCAGCAGATGTAACTCAAAAGGGTGTTTTCTCTGTATACACACCTACAAAGATTAATGAAATTGCAAAGGCTACAGAAATTGCAACAGCAAAGCAACATCTGTTTAATATAGCCCTACAAGAAGGTGGGCAAAAGCTTTTAAACTTTGGTAAGAATACACAGTGGGCGGGTAGACAGCTTACAGTAGGTCTAACAGTTCCAGTAGTGTTATTTGGACAACAAGTATCTAAAACATTTTTAGATGTAAATAATGAACTTACAAGATTACAAAAAGTTTACGGAACAGGATTAACACAGCCTACAAAGCAGGCCATAGATCAAATTTCAGCACAGGTAAAAGGCCTTTCAGTTGAACTTGCAAAAACTATGGGTATTGCTGCAAAGGACACAGCAGCAATGGCTGCAGATTTAGCTGCTACTGGAAAAACTGGAAATGATTTATTGGTAGCCACAAGAGAAGCTATGCGTCTCACAAAGCTTGGAGAATTAGATACACAATCAGCAATGCAAGCAACCGTTTCATTGCAAAATGTTTACAAGCTAAGTACTCAAGATTTAACAAAAGCTGTTGATTTTTTAAATGCTGTAGAAAACCAAACATCAACAAGCTTGCAAGATTTGGTAGATGGAATTCCTCGTGTAGGACCAATTGTTCAACAACTAGGTGGTTCTTTTAAAGATACTGCGGTTATGATGGTTGCAATGAAAGAAGCTGGTGTTCCAGCAGCGCAGTCAGCAAACGCTATTAAATCAGCAATTGCTTCTTTAATTAACCCTACAAAAGCAGCAAAAGATGCATTTGCTGCCTACAACATAAATCTTGCAAATGTTGCAACCGCAAATGGCGGTAACCCAGTAAAGATGATTATGTCCTTGCAACAAGCGCTAAAAGGATTAAATCCACTTGCACAAGCTCAATTAATTGAAAAGCTTTTTGGAAAGTTCCAAGAGGCAAGAATTCAAGCATTGATATCAAATCTTGGAGCAGTCGGAAGTCAGACAAAAACAGCTTTTGATCTTGTAAATGCTTCAGCCCCACAATTGGCTGCGTTGGCAGCGGGCGAAATGAAGGTAGCAACAGAATCAACATCGGGTAAATTCAAAAGAGCAGTAGAATCAATTAAAGCAGATCTTCTTCCAATTGGCGAACAATTTACAAAAATAATGACATCTGTAATTAATTTTGGAGATAAGCTTGCTAAAGCATTTGATAGTTTGCCACAAGGTGCAAAGTTCTTATTAGAAGTTTTGGTGGGGCTAACAGTGCTTGCAGGACCTATAACGATGGTTGTCGGTTTGTTTGCTAACCTATTCGGTAATATTTTAAAGGGAGTGGGTTTCCTAAGATCATTAAGAAATGGAACTGCTGAATGGAGCAGCTTGATGACTCCAGCAGGTATTGCATCTAGAGAAGCCACAAACCTATTGAATACAGGTTTAATGACAGACATATCTGCTACAGAATCACTCGCCTTAGCAATTAGAAATCTTACAGCAGAAATTGAAAGAATGGCTATGGCAAGTAGAGTTGCAGCAGAAACTGCAATAATCCCAGGATTTACAGCCGAGATAGCAGGAGTAGCAGGCATTGGTAAAAAGCCAGGCAAGTTTGCAAGCGGTGGCTATGTTCCTGGAAAAACTTCCGATGGAGATGTTTTCCCAGCTCTGTTAACTGGCGGAGAAGCAGTTATTCCAGCAGGACCAGCACAAACTTACGCACCATTCATTGGTGCAATGATCAGTGGAAACCTACCTAGATTTGCAAGAGGAACAAAGGGTTCAAGAAGCTCAACAGGAAAACCTATGGAAATAGCTCTTGCACACGCTGCGCCAGAGCATGATTCAGAAGTATTAAACATATTGCGTGAACAAGAATTTACAAACATGCAACAGGGAAGATTAGATACAATTAATGCAGCAACAAGAGGTTCGCTATATACATTGCCGTCAATGGTTAACCAAGAAACAAGAGGCGGTGCTGCGGGATTAACTGGAAAAGAAATAGCAGCATTAATTAGAGAACAAATAGAATTGGGTACAAGTCCACTAACAAAGCAATTAGATGTTGCAAATAAAATTGGTGCGGATACAAAGAAGGCTGAAGAAGGATTGTCCACAGCCTTAGAAAAGATGCTAAAGGAATTAGAAACTTCAAAAGCAAATACAAGATTTGGTTCAATAAATAGAAGAACTGGTGTAGATTTATCTGCAATAGAAGCAGAAAGACAAGGTCAAGAACATGGTGGAACTTTTGAGTCTTACATGGGTTCTCATATGTCTCCAGCATCAAGACAGGTTACTGCAGTTGGAAGATCAGGCAGAGTTTGGAATTTGGAAGAGTTGCAAAATAACTTTATTGGAACAAGAGGAGAAGGTGCGGGGAGAACAAGCGCAACCAATCCAGGTTCTGGAACTGCAACAACTGGAAGAGGGTATTTCATAGACCCACAAGAATCTGGTCAAAAACTATCATTAAGACAAAGAATAAAAGTTTGGTCTCAAAGTAGAGCTGCTAGAGATTTCCCAGGATTAAGTCAAAGTGATTATGCTCCAGATTTTTCTACTTCTGGCTCAGGCGCATATGCGGGAGTTAAAGATGTACAAGCTCTTCCAAGAGTAAAAGGTCAAGTAAAGCAAATAACAGAAGAAATTGTAAAAGAAGGAGATAAAGGTTTAGGTAACCAATCGCCTTCATGGAAGGGTGAAAAGTCTGGTAGATTCTATATTAAGGGTATCCATAAAGGTATTAAAGAAGAGGCAACAATAGATAAGCCATGGTGGCAGGCTCAAGGAAAAGAAATATCAGAAGAGATTGGAGATGGAATTTCTCACTCAACATCACAATCAAGTCTAGAAAGCAAATTTAGTAAAGCTTTTGGCCCTAATTCAAGGCTAGGAAAATTTAAAGAAAAAATGAGCAACATGAGCACAGGCACAAAAATTGGCGCCTCTATGTTGGGATCTATGGCTATGCAAATGGCAGCACCAACAATTAATAAAGCTTTGGGTCCAACAGGCGGTGCTATTGCAAATGATGCTATGCAAATGGGTTCCATGGGTATGGCTTTTGGCCCATGGGGTGCACTTGCTGGGGCAACAATTGGTGGAGTAGTAGGTTTAATTAAACATTTAAATGAAGTGGAAAAAGAACACAAGGCCGAATCAGAAGCTGACTGGAAATCAAGCGCAGAAGCAGTTCAATTTTTTGGCGGTTCTGTAGCTGATTTAACACATCATTTAAATACATGGGCGGGCGTGGCAGTATCAGCAAGCAAAGCAAATAATTCACTAGCTCAAGGAATGGCTTATACAAATGCACAATTTGACGCTTTTACAAAGATGGTTGATAAGCTACCAAAAGATAACCCGCTATCGTTAGTAACAAAGCAATTAAAAGAAACCTCAGATCAAAATTCTGCAAAAAAGATTGCTGAAGATTTTGCACAAATGCAAATGGCATTAAATGGAATAAGTCAATCACAAGCAAATGCCCTGACTCAAATGTTATTAACAATGTCTGGTCATAATGCAATGGGTGCGGGTGTCTCAGCAGCAGATCAGGTATCTGCTATTAAAAATAGTTTGCAAGCATCTAAGGGAAATTTTGATCAATTTTCAATATTTATCGGACAGCTAACAAACTTAGCAGTTAATACAAATTCTTGGCAACAATATAAAGATATTATTGATGCAATAGGAAGTTCAGCTGTGGGTGCAAAAAGCTATGTTGACGGACTGATAAGATCTTTAATTATGCAAGGAGATATTCAGGGTTCAAAAAATGTAGAGGCTTTGTCGGGTCAAGGATTTTCTCCAGAACAAATTCAAGATATTTTTACTGCAGGCCAGCTAGGAATTTCTGTAGATACTACAGGTGGCAATAAAGGATTTCAACTAAATGTCCCAGATTTAAATGGCAAAGCAGGAAAACAAACACTTGAATTAGAAAATCAAATTCAAATAGCAATGGACAGAAAAACAAAATCTCAAAATGCTGCAAACTCAGCAGTTAGTGCAGGAACTGTTGCTGCAACAAAAAATGTTAAAGCGCTTCAAGAACAAAAGAAAGCCCTAGACGCAACAATAAAATCTTTAGAAGATGCTTTAAAAACAAGACAAGCAGAAACAAATTGGGAATCAACACGTCAAGATTTAAAAAATCAAATTTTAATGGCGCAAGCAAATGGTGATAATCTAAAAGCAGAACTTTTGCAGCAAGAATTAATTAACAAGCAAAGTGATTATAGTGCACAAAAAGTTATAGATCAAAAGAAATCTCAATCAGATGCGCTGGGACAACAAATTACTGATATGCAAACAGCAATGTCAAATGCTGTTGCTCCAGCAACAGCAAAGCTTAATCAAATTGAAATAAACACACGGGCAAAGCCAGGTGAGCCAGGTGCTCCACCAGGAGTTGCCACGGTAAACACTGGACAAACTATATCGGGAGCAATAGGTTTTGGAACAGTACAAGATGTTATAGCAAGGTTTCCAAAAGCAGATTTTTCAAACGGCCAGTTGCCACCAGATCCACAAAAGTGGAATGACGGGAACTGGGGAAGCGCTAATTCTACAAGACAGTCTATTAAAGAACTTGCTAAAGTAGGAAACTTGAAAAAGGGAGACTATTTTAAAATGACCGCCCCCGACGGGGATTATGTGTTTCAAGTTCAAGACGATGGAAATGTACACATGATTAAAACTCCAAAGCAACTAGCTGAATATAATAAAAAATATCCAGGAAAAGCAAAGGGCGGTCCAGTAAAAGCAAACTCTACTTATTGGGTAGGAGAAAAGGGACCTGAAAAGTTTGTTCCAAAAACAGATGGGGTAATAGTACCTCATGAAAAATCATTTGATGAAATGTCAGATTGGGAATTATGGAAGTACGGGGCAAAGGCTTCTCTAGAAGTACTTGGCGTATTACCTATACTCAGAACTTTACAGGGCAAGAAAGATAGCAACTGGCAATATCTGGGTGACACTACTGGAGCATTAACTGCTACAAAAATTGCTGGAAAGGCTTTTCCTTCTCCACTTAAATATCCCGCAGTAGCAGCAGAAATAATAGATGTAATTCAAGGAATGATGGAACAAAAATCTGATGTTTCAGAAAAAATGGTTGTTCATGCACCAATTACCATCCATGCACAGACGGGTGCATCAGCAGAAGAAATTGCAAGAATTGCGGGACAACACGTACAAGCAGTCCTAGATAAAAAAGTAGTGACGGCAAAGATGAGTGGTACAATAAGTAGTGTTGGAGGCCATAGATGAGCGGTCATAAATTAACAGAGGGAATAGAAGTTTTTGATGGAACAAATTGGATTCCTCTTACAGATGATAATAGACAGCCTTTAAAAATAGTTTTTGAGGTAATTGAAAAAACAAATAGAATGGCTGACGGAGCTTTAAGAAGATATGTAATTGCTAGAAAGCATAAGATTTCAACATCTTGGACATCAGTGTGGAGTAAGACATCTCAAACTACAGATGGTGGAAAGGCGGGAGCCTGGATGAGATCTTTCTATGAAGCTAACGTATTTGTACCAGTACAAGTAAGAGTTACTATAGCATCAGAAACAACACAAAATATCCAAGCAACATCCACAATTTTTCAACCAGATGAGACTACATATGCTTCATCTGCAAATAGTGCAACATATACAAATAACACTTATAACACATTTATAACAAATTTTGATTATGAGGTTACTAAAAGAAATAAAGATTTTGATTTGGTAAATATAAGTATAGAGTTTACGGAGATCTAATGCTAGGCACACAAAATATACAGCAATATTTTGCTTCTGGGTATGCTCATCACGTAGTGCCAAATGTTTCAGTTGAATGGAATTACAATTTATTTTATTCTCCATATATCACCTTGAATGGTGACGGGTCTGTTGTAAAAAATTCATCAAATAAATCAATGCAAGAAGTGGCAATGACCTTAACTAATTGGTCTAGCGTTTCTGGTTTGATTAGACCAACTTTATCTCAAAATGGAAGAATAACTCCTGTTGTAAAAGCAAATAATGGATCTACCACAAGATCTTGTTTGAACTTCTTATCAAGCTCTAATAGCGGAAGTTCTGAAATTACAATGTCTCTCCCAGCAAGCAAAAAAACATATAAGCTAACATTTTTTGCAAAAGTTTTAGAAGATGTAGTAGTAGATTTATCAGCACTGGCTTACATAGATTACCATAGATCTCACTCAGCTTTTCATAAAATTGATTCTGTAAGTTGGACAAAATTTGAAGTTTATTTAAGTTCAAGGCCAGTTGATACAAATTATGATAATGTAGTTATAAGTTTAAACTATGCTTCACCCGAAGGAACGACTGGGTTTCATGTGTTGGTAGATCAATTTGAACTTTTTGAAACAACTGATTTTGAATACCAGTACGGAAATCTTTGGCCAACATTGTCCCCATTCGGACACTTCAGACCTGGAGAAAGTTTTGTTCCATCAGGTAATTCAAAAACACAATTGCCAACAGATTTTAGAAAGATTAAGACCGATTTTGGAAGAACTGGCGGGACTTGGAATAACCAAGCAATGCCTTGTAGCCCAGTAGTATATCACCCAGAATTAATGGGCACTGATGTATTTAATCCAATTTATAAAAATGGTTCATTGTCAGAATGGTCTAAATATAAATATTTTGTAGCAGATGCAAACAAGCCTTCAATTACTGGCATATATGATCAGACTTTAAATACAAACAAAATTGTTTTAAAATTTAATTTAGCTTATTCTAAACCTACTGCAGTAACTGTAACATTGTCTAATTATGCTATGACTATAAATGGCTCAACCCCCGCATATACTACACAAACAGCAGATAAACAAGTTGTTATAACTGCAGACAAAATATCAGATTCTGGTCTTTGCATAATATATTTACAACCAGATGGCTCATGGTCCACCACAAACTGGACAACGCTGCCATCATTTGATTTTAATGGAGATGTAAGATTTGGCGGTAATGGAGGCAATTACGCATTTGCTCCAATAAATAAGATCACAATAACCCAAAGTGATGCAACTTTAGTATCTGCATATGGAACATCTGTAAAAGATACAGCAACAACATCTCACAATATTTCCTCTAAAATGAAGAGAATGCAAGTAGTTGAAATTTCTCCAAGGTTAGAAATTGATGTTACATACTTCACAATGTCAGTAAGTACCCGTTCCGAGTTAGATAATAAGCAAAACCCACTTCCTATATCAGCTATATCTTCAAATTCTGCAACAGTTGTTTTATCAAATGTGCCTTTATCAGTAAGTAATCAGGTTCTAAGTTTGTTTTCAAACAATTCTTCAAGTTCAATATTAAAGGGCCTATTTAGAAACTATGTCAAGTTTTATATTAACTATATTATTAAAGATCCGTTGCCAAGCGGGGAAAGTGCGGTAGTGCCTGGAGGAATATTCTATGCAGATACATGGGATGTAAAAGACATAGAAAGAACAAGCGTTACACTATTTGATGTGTCCAAGCACCTACAGCTATTAGCTCCAACAGATTATGTATCCCAATCTGAAGACGTATTTAGAGTAATTAGCAATGTTTTAGATTTTGCTGGATTTACAGATTATAACTATGATGAATTAAAAAAGGTTACCAAATATGTTGTAAAAAATTCAGATGGAACATATTCAAAAAATAGTTCACCAATACAAATGAGATACTTCTATTGTGATTCAACACAGCAAAAAGTTTTTGATGTTTTAAGAGAAATTTTTGAAGTATATCAAATCGGCGCCTACATAGATAGTTTTGGTCAGATGAGATTTTTAAGTATTGATGATATTTTTGATAAAACAAAAACTGTGGATATGTTGCTTCACGATACATCATCTGTTTACATAGCAACAACAGATGGGTACACCAAAAATTTAACTGTTAATAGCAATATTGTACAAGATACATATACCGAAACAACTAAAGCAAAAATAGGAAAAGCAACTATTACTTATAAGACTCCACAAATAAGTAAGACTATTGCCTATAATTCAGCATTAAGCAATGGCGAACTATTTGTCAACTTGCAGCCAACCTACTTAGAAAGTAGCAACGTAATATGGGATTCTACTATAGAAGAGTCAACCACTTTTAATCATCTAGCTCAAACAATGAATAAATATGATTCATATTTTATTGTCCCATCAGCAGAAGCCCAGGGAGCAACGGGCGATGTAAACTTTAATCAATATGGCATAGATCACGATGGTTACGGCATTATTGAAGGAGAAATTGTTTCTTTTAAAGATAAAGAATTTCAGTTTACATTTAAAAATTCAGATGGCACTACAAATAGCCAAATTGCTCCAGTTACAAAAATAGTATCAAACTCAGCAGACCTAGCAGCAATTAAAGCAGAGGTTTTGGGACAGGCGGGAATAAATAAGGATGTTTCTTTTAAACCTACAGGTAAGATAGTCAATGTTCAAAGAGGGCTATTTAATACATCAGTTAAAAAGCACACATATGCAAAAACATTTTATGATTTAGGGGATAAACTAGAAAAATCTGGAACTACAATGTCTGCATTTATATCTACTTCAGGAAACATTGCGCTTTCATCTTATGCAAACAATGATGCAATAATAACTTGTAAAGATCCATATGTAACAAATGATTATCATACATTTTCAACAAAGATGATGATTGGTGAAAACTCAGAAACAATCTGGGCAAAAGATTCATTAAGCGGAATTGTTTTACATAATCGCTTTGACAATCCATCAGTATATATTGGAATTTCTCAAGCACAAGCAACAGATGCAAATAAGAAAAAATATAATCAATATAGACTTTATGTTACGGATGATGCAGGAAATACATTGCTTAAAAATAATCAAGAGTTTCAAGATGTTACAGCATTGTTTAAAGCAGATCTAAAAAGCTATCCTGCAAATTCACCATTTTCTAATTATTCAAAATATATTAATTTAAAAGTTGTAAAGAGCGACAATAATGTAGACACTCTTTACACAAATTCTTTAAATGTATATATAAATAAACAATCAGCACAGATTAATTTTAAAGATTCAGTTATATTGGACACAGCTGGAAAGTATGGAGTTTTTGTAAAAGGCGGATCAACTTCTGGGCAGACAATAGAATTTTCAGAAATATATGCATGCCAAACAGCGATAGACTCTGTAAATTACTTCTATCATTATCAACTACCTTGGTTTGCAGAAAAGCTTGCAAGCAATAAAAAATTATTTGAAATTAGCTATATGGTTCAATCAAGACCTGAAATTATTGGAATAAATTACTATGAAATTAAAAATGCACAAGCACCTTCAATGGATGCTTATCCTTTAAAAATAAAGTATGATTGGATGTATGTTGTTTCTGGGGATCTTACTGCAGATCAAAAAAAGCCAGCGCCTCTAAAAATGACAGTGGATGAGAATTCACTAACCTATTCGCCAATCTATCACTCTGGATTTAAGAGCAGGTTTGCAATTGTAAATAATTCTCCTTCTCAAGTATGGATAAAAAAAGAGCCAGACACATTAAACCAAATAAAGGTAGATTTTAGTTTAGTTACAAATACATTGATAACCCTTGGAAATGATGTTGTTATTGAAAAGATATTTGACGAAGCAAATGTTTCTGAAACTGTTGATATATCTTCAAACTGGGTTCAGGATAGAAATACTGCAACATCAATATTAAGAGTCATTTATAAGGCTTTGGACGGATTTACAAGAGACACTACAATATCAATATATGGTAATCCCCTATATGAAATTGGTGATATTGTAAAGGTTCGGTATAATCTTAAGGATATTGTAGATCAAAAATATTTTGTACAGGGTGTTGAGCAGACATTTGATACAGGTTTAACCACTATATTGACATTAAATCAGATAGCCTGATATAATTTATTGGAGGACATATGGCCGTACAGAGAAAAACTAGTGATAGAGCTACACAAAGCTCCCTTTCTGCTTCCCTAAAAGGTAGGCCAATAACCTATATTTCCGAGACAGACCCAAGAAATGATCCACAATATTTAAAAGATCACCCAGGTCAAATTATAGTTTTGTCTACAGCGGAGTTTTTAAAGTATCTTAAAACTCAGGCTTCTGGAGGTTTGGGCGGGACTTCCAATGCTCCAGATCTAAATGACAATGAATCAAATACATTATACGGAACTGTTGATACAACCATACATCCTCCATTAAATTTATTTGTAGATAACACACAAACTATGACAGTAGAAACAGACACTGGAACATTTTTCAACATGCTTGTTAATTTTGATTTATCTCCAGATGATCCACTTGATGGCACATTTGAATATCATGTAAGTTATGAACCAGGCACAATAAGTCCTTCAGTTACTCCAAGTGCCAAAACTGCTGCTACAACAAAAAAGGCAGTAAGTCCTACAACAAAAACTACAACAGTAAATGGCCAAAGTGTTACTACAACTGAATATATTTCAGCAGTAGGAACACCATCAGTTTCTACAATATCTGTAAAATGGAAAGCTTTGGCAAATGCACAATACTATAATGTTCGTGTAGTTGGGGTAAATTGTCCAGGAACTTCAGGGCAACAAAGCGTTTCATATTTAAAGGTTAACTCTTCAAGCGATTCAAAATCTTATACAAACAGCACTGTTCATGGAACAAGAGCTGGACATTTATCTTCAGGTTATTATACATTTACACTAAATCAAACCAATGGAAAACATTTTGTTGGCTCCTATACCTTTAGTGTAACTGCAACATATTCAAATGGTACAACTTCAGGGGCGGTGACAAGTGATGCAATCAATGTTTACATTTAAAGGGACATATGTTTTTAAGCAAAATGGGGTGGAGATAGGAAGATCTGAAAACATTATTACAAGTAATGGTAGAAAGATGATTCTTCAATACCTTTGTGGTTTAAGGCAAGATTGGGCAGCAGACTTTGCAATAGGTGCCATATCATCGCAGACTAGTATTAATGACAAGCAATTAAGTTTTGAAACGGGGAGATATCCAGTAACTTTAAAAACTCTAATAGCAGCGTCCTCTGGCAATCCAGACTTAATTGTAGTTAGAGGAACAATACCAGAAAACATATACGCAAATATATATGAGATAGGCCTATATCCTACATCAGCATTATCAAGTGCAGCGAGTAGAAATAACAAAATTTTAGAAGATTTTTCTTATGTAAATAATTGGCAGGTAATTGACGGTTTTGTTGATGTGCAAGATTTTGTTGCATCTGAATTAAATTCTCCAAGAATAGGAGATCATTCAGCAGTGATATCTCCAAATTCTGTATATACAAATTCTTCATTATCAGTACCTTTTGCAAATTACACATCCCTAGACAAGCTAGAATTATTATTAAAAGATTCTGTTGCAGGAACACTAACATTAGTCCTTACAGATATTAGCGGTCAGACAGAAACTTTAAATTACTCAATTCCAACATCTTCTAACGCTTACGCACTAGCTTTAAACTTTAGCTCTAATATCTTTAATTTTACAAATATACAATCTATAAGTATTTCAACAGATTCCACGGCAGCAACAACTTTAGATGCCATTAAAGTTTCTACGTCAGAAGAACTTTCTGTTGAAGAAACACTTGTAAGTAGATCATCTCTTTCTACGCCAATAGGTAAGCTGTATAATGTACCAATTGATATAGAATACTATATAGAATTATTATAAAGGAGGGTAAATGGCTGAGCAAGGTTCAATAAGCGTACTGGGTTTGACACCTGGTCAAGACTATATTGTAAAAGTTTTTGCTGTCAAAACTCTCTCTGATGGTACAACTATACCCTCTGTATATTCTGCTCCAATTCAGATAACAGCTCCATCCACATCATCAAGTGGTGCAAAGCTTTCTACAACTAACACATCCACAAATACTCAAATGTCTGGAGGTTCTGTATTTGCTGGGGACTTTACACAAGATACAGGATCAATCTATTTCATAGACTCATCGGGTATTCCACAGCAACTAGATTCTGGTGGTACTGGAGTTGTACTAAATGCAAACGGTATTGGTGGTTTTAATAATGGAACTCCAGAATTTGCGGTAGATGCAAATACTGGAAAAGCATATTTTGCAGGAACTCTGACGGCGGGATCTGTAAAGATAGGTCCAGGAGTAAATCCAGCAGGGAACAAAACTGGATTATACATTAATGATCAAAACTATTGGTATGATGATGGTTCTTTTTCTGCAAAATCTTCAGACATAGTAAGAGCTGGTAAAAATGCCTCAACAGCAGCAAAGCCAGGTGCAGTCTCTAGTATAGTAGGGACTTGGAAAAATGCAGACTTACTAGTTACTTTTACATTTGATCCTCAAAGCGTAACAAGTGTAACAAATGCTTATGCAAAAGATTTTGTAATAACACTTTCGGCAGGCGGAGTTAATAAAACATTTATTGCGCCAATAGCAAAGTCTGGATCTAATCAATCATTTACATTGTCAGAAAGTGATAACTATCATTTCTTTGGATTGTTTCAATCACAATTTTCAATATCAATCTCCGCAGAAGATTCTTTTGGAAATCAAGGAGATGCTGCTGTAGCAACAAGTGCAACATATGCAAGTCAATTAAGTGCTCCGACAATAGTTGTAACAAAATTAAATAACGCATATTCAGTTTCATTTACAGGTGTTTATACGGATGTAACAAAGGCTTCATTTTCTCAACTTGTTGTAGAAGAATCATTGACTGATCCAGCAGCCAGCGCAAATTGGTCAGTAGTATATGCGGGCACATCAAACCCAGCAAATATAAGCATAGCTAGTCCAGGAACAAGATGGGTGAGAGCAAAGGCAGCAGATTTTCATAATTTATTTACATCTTATAGCTCTGTTCAGGTAGTTACACCAGATGACCCAGTGGCTATAGACGTTTCAACACCCGCAGCACAAACAGGCTTAACCGTAACAGCACAAAATTTAACGCCAGCAGAAATTGCAAGCGGGTCGGGAAGCTTAAATGTATCTTGGACATCGCCAGACCTATCTACATATAGTAAATATGGCGGGGTAGTAATAAGATATAAAAGATCAATAGATTCTGGATATACATATATATCTGTACCATATTCATCATCTGCTCCAATTTCTTCTTATACAATTGCAAATTTAATACAAGGTGTTTCATATAATGTTGGAATAGCAGGATTTAATACTGCTACAGGATCTAAAGGGGTTTGGACAGACACCCCAAGTCCAGTTGTAGTTTTAACATCATCTGCACCATCCGCCCCCTCATCCCCAACTATATATGTTGGAACTGATTCTGCAAACACAAGCGCAGGACCATTAAATATTAGAGCAAGGCAATATTCTTTAAAATCAGATGGTACAAGTCAAATAGAGAAAAATGTAAATTATTTTGAAATTTGGGCAATACCAGAATTTTATACATCTGCAAACGACGCAAATGCTCAAAAATTAGGAACAATTGTTGCAGCATATCCAGGTGCTACAACAAACTATAATGAAGGTAATTTTACAGTTAATAAGTCTCAATCATCAACGGGCAGCTTTAAATTTTATTCTTATGCAGTGGGTAATGATGGAAAGCGTTCAAACCCATCGCAGCTAACAACTTCTTTTGCAATACCATTTATATCTGCTGCGTATATTTCAGACTTATCTGCAGATAAAATAACAACGGGAACGCTGGCTGCTGGAAAATATATAACAGTGGGAACAAGCACAAATGCCATCACTATTAAATCAGATAGTGCTGATTCAGGCACATACATTCAAACAGGAACTAGCGGTTATAAAAATTCGGGGTTCTATATGGATTCATCAGGTAAGTTTTCTTTAAAAGATCAATTATACTTTGATGGAACAGACCTGACACTTGCTGGAAAATTAGATGTAAAAGATGCTTCTACATTTAGTGGAAATGTTCAATTAAAATATGGAGCATCTTTATGGTCTGGACTTGCAGCAAACCTAGGTCAAAGAATATCTTTAAATGCAAATGGATTTGAAGCTTTTAATAGTGACGGAACAAGAACAACATACATTTCTTCCGATGCAGACGGGGCGGGCAATACTTTTTATAGCACAGCAGCAAAACTTGGAAACTGGGTTATTAACTCAAACTCTATAACTGGAACAGGTTCTGCAAACTCTTCTTCAAAAATTATTCTTGATAATAGCTCAATTACACCTTCTATAAAAGTTCAAGGCCCTACGGGCGCATATGGAGTAACAATTCAATCTCCAAGTTCTTCTTCGGACAATGTTTTTTATGCGGGTAATGGAAACTTTATAGTAAAAGCAGATGGAACAGTAACTTTAACAGGATCAATAACAGCATCCTCATATTACCTAGATAGTTATAATTCTTGGTCTTCTACTTCATTTAAAGCAGGAAACTCAGGAAGCTATATTTCAGCTTCAGCAACAGCAAACGCATCAATTGTTTTATTTGGATCAGCAACAGTGACTTCTGGCGATAGAGCATCAGCATACACAGCGGGATCAAAGATCGTATTAGACGCAACTAATAATGGAGTTAATATATATGGTTTACCAGTACAAGGAAACTTTGATGTAACTAGCTGGGATCAATATAATTATTTTGCTCCATTAGCTGGGACACCTTATTATGACTATTCTACTGGAACATTAAGAATCGCAAATGGTACAACTAATACTTTTGCAAATGGATATTTTAGAAATGCTTCGCCTTTGGGCGCAGCAGCAAGACAAAGAATGCTTGTTGAAGACCCAGTTACAGGACAAACATTGGTTGGGCTAGGGGTTTATTATGGATCAAGAACATCTGCTCCAGGTTCGGGAACAGGATCTGTCGGAGATTTGTGGGTTAGCTGGTAAAAAATGACAGCAAAAATGTATGTAAAAACAGCAACATCTGGTAACTGGAATACTGTTTCCAACATGTGGGTAAAAACGGGAACAAGCGGGAATTGGTCATTAATAAAGAATGTATGGGCAAAAACATCAACTTCTGGAAATTGGTCTTTGGTATATTCAAGTGCAATTGCTCCATCAATTGAAACAAGAGTTGATATATCACTTTCTACAAATACGGATAAAACAATCAAGCTAACAGGTACATTGTACCATTGGAATAATGCTACTGGAGTTAAATATACATTTAGCAGAAGCACAGATAACACATCTTATACAAAAATGGTTTCACCAGATGGAACATCTACAAATCCCGCCACAGGATCAAGCAATACAAACGATACTTATACATTAACTCAGTCAGATGTTATTGCAAACACAACAAATTATTATACATATAGTTCAACAGCCAGCAATTCAACATATTCAACTTCACAAGTTTCTACATCAGATAATACTACGCTTGAAGGTTGTAGAGATATTACCGATCTTTCAACTTCAAATGCAAAGGCAAGCTCTGTTGATTTATCATGGTCTTATTCTGTATATTCTGGTAGACAACAGATATTGTATAGAACTTCAGCAGTTGGTACTACTGCAGCTGGTAGTTGGCAAAGTTTTGCGGGAGTAACAGGAACAACAACATCAGCAACAGTAACTGGGCTTTCAGCATCAACAAAGTATGATTTTAAAATAATTCCCTGGACGGGAACAACAAACAGTGGTGCTACATTTACAGGTTATTATGGAAATGATTCAAATGTGGTTTCAGAATCAACAACAGCAAATCCAATTGGAGCTTTAACAGTTTCTGCAACTTCTACTGTAGATAAAGTAACTTGGACAGCAACTTTTGGCACAAGCACAGATTCAGCATATCTTGAATATGGTAATACTACTTCATATGATAATATATCGTCAATTGGCACTGATGGCGGAAGTTATACAAGTAAATCTTATTCTTTATCTTCATCTAATTCCCCCATATATTGGAGATTAACTCCGTATAATGCAACAACAAAAACATATGGCACTGCCGTAACAGGAAGTACAAAGCTTACAATGCCAACCCCAACATTTGGAACTGTTACATCAACAACAGGTGGCTATACAGTATCAATAACTAATTATAATAAAAATTATAACCTATCCGTAACAGTTGATAATAGCTCCACTAGAACGCTTGGAACCCCAAGTGGTTCTAATTTGCCAATTACAGTATCAATTCCAAATTCAAATTCTACAACAGTAACAGCTTATAATTACTATACAAATTATAATAGCAGTGATAGTGCAACTGCTTCAGGATCAAAAAAAGCAGCATTTGTTTCTCCAGGTGCCCCTACCTCACCATTAAATAGCTATATTGGATATTCTGGCGGTTCATTTAATTATACCGCTTCCTGGACAGCACCATCAACTGGGACAACTCCATTTGAATATTTTATACAAGTTTGGGGAGCAAGTAGTGGAAGCGGAAAAGGAAGTGGCGGAACTTATGTAGGAACTTTTCCAAGCGTTTCTGGCAGCGGAACATCTTCTACAAGTTTAAATTATAGTAGTACATATGCATATAATTATTTTCAAGTTTTTGCAAGAAACTATGACGGATCATCATATTATCTTTCTGCAAATTCTGTATCTTCGGATTGGGCATAAGGGCGGGAAAGATGGAAATATCAAATGAAGAAAAAGCACAATTATTGCAATCATGGATAGACAACCTAGACATACATATAACTAATTTAATAGAAGGTATAAAAAAGTATCCTGATTCTGATATAGATGGCAAAACCCCAAGATCAGAAGTTTTGAATGATTTTATGTATAGAAAAGAGTTTTTTAAAAACGCTTTAGAGGCCTTGCCAAAACAATTTTAATTTGATATAATTTGAAAGGAGGAATAATGACAGCAGAACTATCAGTTGAAGAAAAAATAGGAATTATTGATTCCCATATAAGAAACTTGGCATACAACAAGTATAATCTTGAAATGACTATACTTGCAGAAAATGCAAAAGATGAACCAAGCCAGGAGTCCCTGGATAGAATAAATAAAAATTTATCAGAAAATTCAAATCAAATCAAGATTTTAGAAGAAGAAAAAGCAAGCCTGATCTAGTAGAATGGTTAAAAAATGGAAAAAGCAGAACTAATAATTACTGCCTTGCAGCAACGCATTGGAGAGCTTGTTGCAAATTATGAAACTCAAATAGCAGTTTTAAGAGCAGAAATAACTGAAATGATAGATGCCGAAAAAAACAAGCAGAAAGCAATAGATGAATATTCTCAAGATCTTTCAAAAAAAATCTCACAAGAATAACTACACACCAGTAGTCCCAAGCGGATTAATAGCAAACACCGAAAAAGGTTATTTTTACGTTAAGGGAAAAAAGAGATTTCGTTTTATTTCAGATAGAGCCATGAATTCATGGGATTTGCCCATTGTTAAAACCAAAGAACCAATGATGTCTGAGTTTCCAGTCAGCGGGGTACTAGGTTTCAGAGATGGCACTTTGGTAAAGGACATATCTGATGGTAAAATATATCTTATAAGCGATTCAAAACGCAGACATGTTACTGATCCAGATGTTCTAGAATGGATGGATTCAGAGATTATTACGGCGGGACAAAAAGAGATCTTTGTTCATGCAGAAGGAGATAAGCTATAATGGCAAGTTTAATATTACCACAGGACAATGCAGTAATAGATTACAGCATAATATCTCAATTGGTTAATGCTATAAATAGCTTACAAACTCAGGTTGATGGAATTTCTGCAAAAAGCAGCGTTTCAGTAGACGACGGAACTGGCAAAATAGTTCAAAAGAATATTATCACAAAAGCTGGAAAAGAACCATTAAATGGAAAATCTTCAACTGGTAATCTAAATGTTGCTCCAGAAATTAAAACTTTGCTTGGAGTTGTAGGAACAGTTTATAGAAGTAGCAGCGCTCCAACAAATGGAATGTACTGCTGGATCAGCCATCAATCTGGAACAGAGTTTGCATTTTCAACAAATGTAAAAACACCTCCAGCAAATACATCAATACACTGGATTGCAGTGGGTTACGATAAGTAAGTATGTATATTCCTGTCGAGTCTTGGAAAGGGCGGGATAGGAAAATAAGCCGTGAAGGCTATGTATTAATAAAGATACCAGAACATCCCAAGAACTTTAAAGGATGGTATTACGAGCATAGACTTGTAATGGAAAAACAATTAAATAGACTTATGGAAAATTGGGAAACAATACACCATATAAATGAAAATAAAATAGATAATAGATTAATTAATCTATTTTTATGTTCAAGAGAAGAACATAATAAAGCTCATGTAGCTTGACAATAAATACTATCATACGATACAATTAGAGAAATCCTAGAAAGGGATTAAATGACTAACGATTTAAAATGGATGCTATCATCTGATCAGCAATTCCCATATCAAGATGATAAGGCCATTGAACTATGGTTTAAAGTTATGAAATGGTTTAAGCCAGATGTAGTTGATTACTTGGGCGACACAGATGACCAAGCATGTTATAGCAAATACACAGAGGGAAGATCTGCAGAATTCTTGCAATTACACAAGGACGATAGCAGAGATCTTATTGTTCCAATGATGAGACATGAGGCGAAGGGTGCAAGAGACTTCTACGCAAAGACTCGTGAGATGCTTCCAGATGCACAGTTGTTTTCGGCATTAGGAAACCACGACATTAGAATTTTTGATTATATTGATAAGAAGCTACCAGACTATGCTAAGGATATTACTCCAGAATCGCTATGGTCTTTAGATTCTTTGGGTTATGATTATATTTATTACAATGAATTGCCAAGGCACCGCTTTGGAGATATTCATGTGCACCACGGACTTTCTATCGCAGACACTGGCGCAGTAAGAAAAGATATTGATGACCTTCAAATCTCTTTGATTAGAGGTCACTCACATAGAATCGCATCGCATTTCCAGACATATGAACTGCCACTTGCAACTGGAGGAAGAGCAATTCGTGGGTATGAGATTGGTCACATGTGTGACGAAAAGAGCTCTGGGATGAAGTATACTCAGAATCACAATTGGCAAAAAGGTTTTGCTATCGCACATATTGAGAACGGTGAACGTCCTCATGTGCAGATAGTAGAAATTTCCCCTGACTACACTTGTTTTGTAGATGGGAAATTATTTTCTGTATAAGCAGAAATAAAAATAGATGAAAAAATTTATTAGTAGTAGGGTTTCAATTCCCGTTCAAAACGAACATCATCTATATATCAAAAAGGAGAAATAATGAAGATTAATCAAGCAATGATTGAATCTTATGTACGCAACCTAGTTGGTCAAGTAATTGGAGCAGCAACAATCGTTTCTGCTACAACCCATGTTTCAATCCAAAATTTTGGTGGGCATGAAGTACTACTAGTAGCAAATTCACTATGGGCATCTCTTGTTCCAGTAGCACTTCGCTATGTAAACAAGAAGGATCCAGCTTTTGGATTTATCGCAGAGGCTGCTACAAAGGCAGTTACATCTAAGCTAGATTCAGCAGCAACAGCACCTAAGAAGGCTGTTAAGAAGGCTGCCAAGTAATATTGGCAACAACTAAGCAATAATTAAAGGATAAGTTATGGTTGCAAAAAAACGAGGAAAAGCCCAAAAGATTAGATTCTTTTATCTGGACTCTAAGCTTTATAAGGTTTTAAGGCAATCACGAGCTGAAGATTTAATTGTTGCATGGGACTTTGAATTGGGTAAGCGTGTTGCTTTTGTCCAATCAGATGTGAAAAGAAGAATGCAAAATGCTTACCCAATGTCCCAGGTTGTAAAAATTATAGGCAGGCACGAAGATACAATAAAAATGCATATGAGGGCGGGAAACCTTAAGTATCCAAACCAATCATATTCTTTAAATGGAAACAAAACTCCAGGAAAATATTACTGGAGCGAAGATGATATAAGAGAAATGCATTCTTATTTTATTGGAGTTCATCAGGGTAGACCAAGAAAAGATGGGCAAATTGTTCCAGCAGTTATGCCGAGCAGGGCAGAAATTGAAGCTATAATGAAACAAGAAAACATTTTATATGTAAAAGATGACGAGGGAACATTTGTTCCAGTTTGGAAACAACCAGAATGGTAGACAAAAGCAAGCAGTCCGTGGTAGTATTAGATCAAGCTTTAAAGGTGCTTGAACATGCTATGAAGTTGGCGGATGAAAAAGATGATCTTGATGCAATGATAGGAATATCAGATAGATTAATGATGCTTTATCAGCATTTATCAGATAAGAATACTAAGAAGTTCAAGCCAGGATTTTCGTTAATTGAAAAGGATGATGAGGTAGATAAGAACAATGAATCAGACTAATGTAAAAGTAGAATTACAATTTACAAGAAACCTAGGTAATTATGAAAGCTTAAAAGTTTCAATAGGTGTTGAAGATCATATGAGACAAAATGAAAATATTGACGAAGCAACAAATAGGGTGTATAATTTTGTTGAAAACAAGTTAATGGAAAAAGTAAACGAAATCGAATCAGAGTTGAAAGGTAATAAGGCTAAGTAATGACAAAAGATGAAGCAAAATTGGCGTACAGTCTAGTTTCGCTTTATTGTGCCTTATACAAAGAAAAATATTCCAAAGCACCAGTTGTAAATAAATACCGTGAAAAATGGGCAATGCAAGATGTTATAGACAGCGTTGGTTTTGATAGAGCAAAGGTCTTGCTTGAATATTATTTTAAGATTGTAAAAAATGGACACCCGATATCTTGGTTCTTCTATAATTTTGAAAAGCTAGATATGAATTTGTTGCAAACAGAAGAAGATAAAACACGTAGAGAATTAATTAGAAATAAAACAAAGCTAATGGTTGAGGAGCGAGATAGTGAACTTTGAGTCAGCAGTTATAACTTCAATATGTGAGAATAAAGATATATCAACCGTACTTTCGGGTAATGTTGATGAGATCTTTACATCTCACAGAGATGTTTGGGAAGGCTTAAAGTCATATTACTTAAAGTTTAAATCAGTTCCAGATGTTTCTGTTCTTACAGAAAAGTTTAAAGATTTTGAACCAGCAAAGGTTAAGGGAGAGACAGCCTACTATCTTGATAGTCTAAAGAACGAATACCTTGCAAGTCGCCTTAGAAACCTATTGTTATCAGCAGGCGCAAGCTTAAAGACCGAGGCATCAGGTAGAGTAATTGCACAGATGCAATCAGAACTAGGAACGCTTGGAAAGCTAACCTCAAATGTTAGAGATGTTGATTTAACAGATTATAAAGAAGCTTCAAAGCATTTTCAATCAATAAAGACACGTTCTGATGCAATGGGTGGAAGTCCAGGAATTAGAACTGGTTTTAAAGCAATTGATTATGCATATCCTACAGGAATGGCTCCAGGACACCTTATCGTTATGATTGGTTGGCCAGGTAAGGGTAAGACTTGGTTCTCGTCTTATTTGGCCTGCAAAGCCTGGGAACAGGGCTTTAAACCAATGATCGTATCTCTTGAAATGACTCCAGAAAATATGCGTGACCGCATATATACAATGATGGGGTCGGGACTTTTCAAAGCTTCAGACTTTGCTAGAGGAGATATCAACATAGATCAATTTGATGATTGGGGTTCAAAAAAGTTTGCTGATAAAAACCAATTCATCCTAGTTTCAAATGAAGGTATGGGAGAAGTTACTCCAAATGTTATTCAGGGTAAGATTGACCAATATAAACCAGACATTGTTATTCTTGATTATCACCAATTGTTTGCAGACAATCAAGGTTCAAAGGGACCAACAGAACGAAATATGAATATTTCTAAATCATTTAAAAAGCTTGCTATGTCTAACAATATTCCAATTATTGATATTACTGCTGCAACAGCAGAAGAGGTAGCAGACCACGATTCACCACCAATGCTTTCGCAGGTAGCTTGGTCAAAGGCGATTGAATATGATGCAGATATGGCTATTGCAATTCACAAGAATCCAGATTCAAATATTATGGAAATTGTTAGTCGCAAGAATCGCCACGGAACAGAATTTGGAATGTATTTGGATTGGGATCTAAACAGGGGTATTGTTTCCGAAGTATATGATATACCTATAGGGTAATTTTTATGTAATGAATGTCTAACTTGGTATAATTGTCAAGACCAGATAGGCAATTATGTACCCAAGAAAAATACATGATTTTTGGATGAATGGTGTGATTAAAGATGATGCCAAGTTCCAAAGCTCAAGAGAGAACTATGAAAGGCTTTTAGTCCAGCAGATGCGAGACCAAGGCTATGTTCCTGTACTTGACATACAACCACAATTTAATATAAAATACAATGAAGAGAAAGATCATTATTCTTTCAATCTTGTAATGTACGGCATGTATCTTGGGAAAGCCAAAGCTTTAAAGTATGAAGGGTTCTCAGGACAGAGTTTAATACCTAGAGGATAAAAATGACAGATGCATATACCAAAGCGGATCTCCGCTCTATTTTGCGTTCCTGCAATATAGAAGTTGCTTCAGAAACGGGTACAGACTTTTTATGCTTCTGCCCATTTCATCACAACACAGATTCCCCAGCTTTTGCAGCAAGTTATTTAAAAGGTTTATATGTTTGTTACAATCAAAACTGTAATGCTGCGGGAACTATACTTGACCTTGTAAAACAGTTGACCAATAGAAATGATTACGAAGCATTAAGATTTATTTCTGCAACCAAACAATCTCAAGCAGAAGCATTTGAAGATGACCTGAAAGATCTTTTATCAGTCAAGCCTGACTTTGTAGAATTTTCGCAAACCACCTTAGATGGACTGTATAATGAATTGATAAATACCCAAAAAGCCAAGGATTACTTTAGTTCAAGAAGTATATTTAAAGAAGCAATAGATAGTTTTAAACTTGGATATTCGGATAAACAAGGAATGGTTACTGTTCCCTTGCACAGCCCAGATGGCATACCAGTGGGTATTATAGGAAGATCAATAACAGATAAACGTTTTAAAAATAGTGTTAATCTGCCACGCAATAAAACCATGTTTAATCTTCACCGTGCTAAGCGTGAGGGTGGCACGATTATAGTTGTTGAATCAAGTTTTGATGCTATTCGTTTATGGCAGGCTGGATATCCAAATGCTGTGGCTACTTTGGGCGGTAGTATATCAGATATTAATATTCAAAACTTAAATAAGTATTCATCAACAGTTATTATAATGACAGATAATGACCAAGCGGGAAGAGCCTTAGGAAACAAGATTTGCAGTAAATTAAAGAACAAAAATTTATTATGGGCTAAGTATGACCATAATACAATCTATCCTCATTCTGCTAAAGATGTGGGAGATATGACAGATGAAGAAATAAAACAGTGTGTTAAAAATGCAATATCGCATTTTGAATATGCAAGTCTATAGTAGACAAAGCCTACTTTAGATGATATAATGGGAACACAGGGCATTTTATAGCCCCTTACACAAGGAGAAAAATATGGGTATAGTAACAGGCTTAGCAGCAATGAATAAGCAAATGGAAAGCAAGGTTCCATCAGGTGATGGACAAAAGGGAAGATGGCTACAGCTTAAAGATGGCCAATCTGTAAAAATTAGATTTATGCAGGAAATTGATCCAGACTCTAAGAATTATTTAGAGAAGGCTGGGCTTGCATTTATTGCAGTTGAACATACAAATCCAAAGGATTATAAGCGCAAGGCTTTGTGCACAATTGAAGACCAAGGTCGTTGCTTTGGTTGTGAACAACACCGTCGTGACCCAAAGTCTGGTTGGAAGGGTCGTTCACGTTTTTACGCAAACGTTTTAGTTGATGATGGTGCAGAGGATCCTTACGTGGCAATCTTTTCACAGGGTGCGGGACCAAAGTCTGCAACACCAGAAATTATTAACTACGCAGGTGAGACTGGAAGCATTTCAAATCTCAACTGGAAGTTGAAGCGTACTGGTACAGCAACAGATACAAACTATTCAATTATTCCTTTGCCAACAGCAGATGTTGCAGCAATTGATTTAACTAAGTACGAATTGTTTGATCTTCAGAAGACAGCAGTTCGTGATGTTCCTTACAACGAACAAGAAGCGTTTTATCTAGGAATCACTTCTGATTCTTCTGATTCAGAAGTAACATCAACATCATCCGCCGTCGAGTGGTAATTAGAAACTAGTAGAAAAGATAAGCATGTCTGACTTTGTGCATTTGCATTGCCATTCCCATTATTCATTAATGGATGGACTTAATACACCTTACGAGTTGCTTGAGGCTGCAAAAGCTCAAGGTCAGACTAGCTTGTCCATTACAGACCATGGTTCCTTAGCATCTCATAGAGATATGCAGATTGCAGCAAAAGAATTAAACATGAAGCCAATCCTAGGCTTAGAAGCGTACATTTCGCCAACAGATAGATTTGATAAAAGCTCTGTTGCTAAAAAGGAAGACAATGTTTCAAGATATAACCACATAATCCTTCTAGCAAAAAATGATGAAGGTCTAAAAAACCTGCAAAAGCTTTCTCAGATTGCTTGGACAGAAGGTTTTTATAGCAAGCCAAGAATTGATATGGAAGTTCTTTTTGAATACGGAAATGGAATTATCGTAGTTTCTGGTTGCATGAATGGACTTATTTCAAAAGCTATTGAGCGTGGGGATATGGACAAGGCAGAAAGCCTTGTATTAACTTTTAAAGAAAGATTTGGTGAAGACTTTTATATTGAAGTTCAATCACACAATCCAAAAGATTTGAATGACTCCTTATTGTATTTGGCAGATAAATTTGGGGTAAAGCCAGTTGCTACAGGAGATTGTCATTTTGCTAAAAAAGAAGAGAGGGACTTGGAAGAGTTACTTCTTATTCTTTCAACAAAACCAAATAAAAACAAAGAAGCAGATTACGCAAGCGGTCGTCAAAGATCTACTATCCTTGATCGCTTTGATCATATTTATCCCGACCGCCCTATTTCTTTCGCTGACATTAATGTTTATATTCAATCCTATGATGAGATTAAGGCTGACTTTGAAAAGGCGGGAATTTCTAGAGAAGATATTTACAAGTCATCAGTAGAAATATCAGATAAAGTAGAGCCATATGATTTCCACGAGAACTTAGATTTACTTCCAGTTCCTAAAAAAAATGCGCTAAAGATAGTAAAAGATTTATGTGAGAAGTCTCTAGTAGAAATGGGATTAGACAATGAAACATATAGAGAAAGATTACAAGAAGAGCTTCAAGTCATTTCTGACAAGAACTTTGCTAGTTACTTCCTTGTTGTTAGCGATATGGTTAATTGGGCAAAAGAAAACAAAATCTTGGTTGGCCCAGGAAGAGGATCCGCAGCAGGATCTCTAGTTTGTTATTTGATGGGTATTACTGAAGTTGACCCAATTAAATTTGACTTGCTGTTTTTCCGATTTATTAATCCAGAGCGTAATGACTTTCCAGATATTGATACAGACTTTATGGATCGTCGCAGAGGTGAAGTAAAAGAATATTTGCGTAAAAAGTTTAAGCATGTGGCTTCAATCTCAACCTATCAGTACTTTAAAGATAAGGGCGTAATCAGAGATGTTGCGAGAGCCTTCCTAGTACCGCTGGGCGAAGTTAACAAGATGCTCAAGGATGTAGAAACATTTGAAGAGTATGAAGCAAGTCCTATGACACAGGAATTTAGAAATAAGTATCCAGAGGTTACAAAGTATGCTTCCATGTTGCGTGGAAAAATTCGTGGTAATGGAATGCATGCAGCAGGAGTGGTTGTTGCAAAAGATGATATTAGCAAGTATGTTCCAATTGAAACAAGAAAAGACCCAGACGAATCAGTATCTGGAAGAATTCCAGTGGTTGCTTACGATATGGAGCAGACAGCAGACCTAGGTCTGATTAAGCTGGACGTACTAGGTCTAAAGACACTTTCTGTTATTGATGATGCTTTAAAAACAATTTCACATATATCTGAAAAAGAAATTGATTTAAAAAATATAAAGTTAGATGATCCTAAAGTTTTTGATATGTTGTCCAATGGATTTACAAAGGGCGTGTTCCAAGCGGAAGCAACTCCTTATACAAATTTGTTGATGAAGATGGGTGTTAGCACATTCGAAGATCTAGCAGCATCTAACGCACTTGTTAGACCAGGTGCTATGAATACTGTGGGTGGTGCCTACATTAGAAGAAAGAAGGGTGAAGAAATGGTTACATACGCTCACCCTATAATGCAAGAGTTTACAGCACGTACCTATGGCGTTATTATTTATCAGGAACAAGTTATGCAAGCTTGCGTGTACTTGGGCGGGATGTCATGGGCAGATGCTGATAAGGTTAGAAAGATTATTGGAAAGAAAAAGGATGCCAAAGAATTTGATCAATATAAAGAACAATTTGTCACGGGGGCCTCTAAGCATATTACAAAAGAAGATGCGGAAAAGCTTTGGCATGACTTTGAAGCACATGCGGGATATTCTTTTAACCGTTCGCATGCTATTGCTTACTCTATGCTTAGCTACTATACTGCTTGGCTTAAGTGCTATTATCCTCTTGAATTTATGTTTGCCGTTCTTAAAAATGAAAAAGATAAAGATGCACGTACTGACTATTTGCTGGAAGCAAAGCGGTTGGGTATCAAAGTCTTGCTACCGCATATTAACGAATCTGAGTTGGATTTCAGCATTCAGGGCAATTCAATAAGATTTGGATTGTCAAATGTTAAGTATATTTCTGATAATATTGGTAGCAAGATAACAGCGTTAAGACCATTTAAAACATATAAAGACTTTACAGAAAAAGCTGGAGGTAAAGGTAGCGGTATCAATTCAAGAGCAATTGAATCTTTAAATATGATTGGCGCTGCAGCATTCCCAGATAACCCACGCAGGGGAAATGAAAATGAAAATCTTTATGAATATTTGGGCATTCCAAAGTTTGACACGGGTAAATTAAGTCCAAAGATTAAAGCACAGGTTAATCCGCTTGAAGAATTTTTGGAAGAAGGTTGCTTTGTCCTATTAGCAATGGTAAAAAATATTAAGAAGGGGCAGGGATGGAGCCGTGTAGAGCTAGTTGATGATACTGGATCTGTAGGTATATTCCATTCAGAAAACACTCAGATAGAGGTGGGTAATATGTATTTCTTCTTAGTAGGAGACAATAGAATTCACAAATATGTTACAATTAACGATGTAGTTGATAAGGCAGATGAACCATTTGTGCATTGGCTATATAGAGATAAGCTTAAGATAGATGATGGTAAAAGATTGGTGCTAGACTTTACACATTACAAAACTAAGCAAAACAAGATGATGGCGCATATAATTTTATCTGATAGCGATAAGAATCTTGAAAGAATAATTGCTTTTCCAAAGATGTACACAACAGCTTTGGGCAAGATGAAGCCAGGATCAGTTTGCGACCCTGCTATAAAAAAGTTAGATGACGGAACTTTATTCTTAGAGGGGGTGAGTTTATGACAGAAGAAAACAATATCAATATTAGCTTGGAGCAAATTTGTGCTTCAATTATAGAAACAGTGGGTGCAGTAGATGTACCTATGGAAACATTGTTAAAAGATTATAGCAATAAGAGTATTGCAGTTAATCAAGATCCAGATACTAAAGTAATTAAGTTTACATTAGTAGATAATTCTCAAGCAGAAAACAAATAAAAGCGGTATAATAGGATAGATGTCTAAAGCATATATTTTAGAAGGAACACAAAAAGAATATCTTTTAGTTATAAAACTAGAAGACGAAAAAGCAGTACATAAAGTAATTGATACTTTATTTGCCAGTCGGAATGAAAGCATGAAGGCGCTGGCTACCGAATTAGAAAAGAGTTTAAATGACAGTGTTAGCGGAGGAGATCCTAGCAAAGCTGGATCCAAAAACAAGAGCAAGAGTACAAATAGCAACAACAGTAGACGTAGAAAAGCAAAAGACTCCTAGTATTGGGTTGAACATGGCCCTAAAGGGCGGTCTTGGTTATGGAAGACAAGTTCTAGTTTGGGGAAACAAATCAGCTGGTAAATCTTCTTTTTGCTTACAGATGATTGCTGATGCTCAAAAAAATGGAAAGACCTGTGCTTGGATTGATGCAGAAGCATCTTATTCTGCCGAATGGGCAGCTAAACTTGGGGTTGATTCTGAAAAGTTAATTTATTCTCCTGCTAAAACAATTAATGATATGGTTGATGTTGCACAGCAATTAATGGAAGCGGGAGTTGATTTAATTGTTGTAGACTCAATCTCTGCATTGCTCCCAGCAATTTATTTTGAAAAAGATAGTTCCGATCTTAAGAAGCTTGAAGATACAAAACAAATTGGTGCAGAAGCAAAGGATATGACCCATGCGGTCAAAATGTTAAACTATGCCAACAAAAACACGCTATTGGTTCTCATTTCACAACAACGTAATCAATTTGGTAGCATGCATGCCTCCCACATACCAACTGGAGGAATGGCGGTTAAGTTCTTTTCTTCTACCGTTATCAAGCTTTGGTCGTCAGAGGCTGAAGCTAATGCTATTAAGTCTGGTGTTCAAGTGGGCGATAAGATTATTGAACAAAGAGTCGGAAGACCCGTCAATTGGATTATTGATTACAATAAACTCGGACCGCCAAATCTCTCAGGACAATATGACTTTTACTACCAAGGTGACCACGTTGGTATAGACTCCACGGGAGAAATTGTTGATGTTGCCGAAATGATGGGCATTATACAAAAGGGTGGAGCTTGGTATACAGTTGGAGAAGAAAGATTCCAAGGTAGGGCTAAAGTTGTTGATTACGTAAGAAGTAGTCCAGATGTTATTAAAGAATTACAGGAGAAGATATATGACAAATCTTGAGAATTTTTTAAATAAAAAACTAGAGGTAAAAGATGTACCAATTGGGGAACCTGCTTCTGGTTCTTTTACTTGTCAGCACGAAGATTGTAATGAAGTTGTTTATGACGGCGTAATTGATAGATCAAGCAATAGGCTAACTTGGACTTGCACATTAGGACATCATTCAAGTGTGGTAATTTAATGTCTGAAAGAGGAGAAATTAAACGTGATGGAGCAAAAGGACAGAAAAATTCTGGTCGTGGCGCCTACCAAAAGGGCGATGCTACCTGGCATAATTTTGTGGTGGATTATAAAGAGTATGCTAAATCAATCTCGATTTCAAAAGATATATGGGCGAAAATTTGTACAGACACTTTTAAGGTTAGTCGGGATAAGAGCCCAGTACTTAAGCTTATCCTTGGTGGAGAAGGTGCTAAAACAAGACTTGCAGTAATTGAATGGGCTCTATTGGAGCAATTGGTAGAGTGTTGGGAGACACATAATGAGCAAATATGAAGTAACAGATTTTGAAGAGTGGATGGAATTTGGTCGTGCCAAAGGTTGGATTAGTAATGTATTTTGCAATACTCACGACGGCGGTCCAATGACTGATGAAGAAAATCAAGAATGGGAAGAGGGCGGAGATCCTTGCATGTTCTGCGTTAGGGTGAATGAACTTGACTGATAAATCAATTATTGATCTTGTAAGCGAAGTTACAGAGTTCAATGATATGAAAGAGTTTATGAAAGATGCAGATTTAGATTATGCTCTTGATCTCATCATTAAACTTATTGCAAAGCCAGATGTGCCTGCTGCAAAAGCTCCTGAACTTATTATAAAGATACAAGCTCTTGCTTCTAAATTTGCCATGCTTTCAAGATACTATACAACCTTTGAAAAGGGCGGGGAGAATAGCAAAAAGAAGAATGTGTATTACACAGCTGAAGAAGCATTAAATAATCTTGCTGCAGCATTAAAGTATTCTATGAAGGGTAACTACTAATTAAATGGCTAGAGATTTAATAGCAAACCTAAAGTTTCAAAAAGTTTTGGATCCAGAAGGATTTGATCCAATTAAGTTCGCAAATATGTATGAGGAGGCAGTATTAAGTGGTAAAAGACCTAATGAATTTACCCAGAAAAAAACTTTTAGTCCTAGCACTGTTGGCTATGGTAACGGTAACTGCCCTAGATATTGGTTCATTGCTTTTACTGGGGCTGACTTTGAGAATGAAACCGATGCTATGGGTGTCGTTAATATGGATAATGGTACGTATGTTCATGATCGGATTCAGAAAGTCATGGCTAAAACACCAGTCTTCAAAGCAAATGAAACAGAAGTTACCCATGATGATCCACCGATTAGAGGGTTTGCAGACACATTTATTGAATGGAACGGGAAAGAAGTAATTGGCGAAATAAAATCTGCCAAAGAAGAAATTTTTGCTATCCGACAAGCAGAAATGCAAGGACTCCCATATCATAAAGTTCAATTACTTACATATATGAAAATTCGTGGAGCACAACAAGGTTTCTTTTTTTATGAAAATAAAAATGATAATAGCTTTCTAGTCATACCAATAAACATGGATGAAAGAAATACCAAGTTGGTAGATGGAGTTTGGGATTGGATGCGTAAGGTTTATTCAGCATATGAGGCTGGAACTTTGCCAGAAAGAACATTTACAAAATCTCAGTGGGCTTGTAAAGGTTGCCCAGTTAAAAAGACATGCTGGGCAGAAAAGAAAGACCTGGGAGAATTATATATAGAACCATTGGTGCTTGAAAAGTGATATGTGCTTACGAATATTGTCAAAAAGAATTTGAACCAAAAACCCATAATCAAAAGTATTGCTCAGATGAATGTTGCAGAATAGCGACAAATGAAAAGTTAAGGCAAGCTTATTATGACAAAAAAGATAGACTTGCGGGTAAGCCAAGAAAGTGCAAGACGCAAGGGTGTAATGTTATGTTAAGTATGTATAACGAAGGTAAGATCTGTGATAAATGTATTAATGAAAAGAAAGAAAAAGAAAGAAAATCTATAGTTGATATGGTAAAAAATGTCATTAGCTAAATTGGTTAAGCCTAGGGGCACAAGAGTTTTGGGAATAGACGCCAGTACAAACAGTCTTGCCTTCTGCCTTATGGATGGTAAAAAGCCAGTGAAGTGGGGAGAAATAAACTTTGAGGGTGCAGATATCTATAAAAGAATCCTGGACGCAAAGAAAAAGATTAGATCTTTCAAAAGAGAGCTAGATACTGATTTTGTTGTAATTGAAGCAGCCATATCTGTAAAGTCTGTGCAGACTGGAATAAGGATGGCTTACGTATTTGGTGCTATAATGGGAGAGTTGTTAAGTAAAAATGTTGAGGTAGTAGAAGTCCACCCAATAACTTGGCAGTCCTATTTAGGCAATAAAAATTTTACAAAAGCAGAGAAGCAGGCAATTAAAGATGAGTTTCCAGGAAAATCTGAAACATGGATCAGAACAAAAATTAGAGAACGCAGAAAACAGCGTACTATTGATTTTAGTAGAACGTTGGGCGTCGAAACTACATCCGATAACGTCGCTGATGCGACGGGAATAGCGTGGTATGCAGTAAATGAAATTGTATGATTCTAAAGAATGGTGTTTCAAAAGATACGCCGTAGAAAAGAAAAAGATATCCGAAATGGCAATTGAAGCAAAATGTTCACACATGACCATACAAAGGTCCTTAGAGAGATTTGGATTAATTAAAAAACCTAGAAAGTGGACTAAGTGATTCCTAAAAAAATCTTTCAAACATACAAGACAAAGTATGATGATTTGCCATATTTAAATGATAGTAAAACTAATTTAAAAGGTTTGACCGAGAGCTGGTTTTATAAAAATCCAGACTACGAATATTATTATTATGATGACGAATTGATATTAAAGACATTAAAGCAAGAAGATGAGATTTTGTATAAATGTATTTTGGAGTGCGATAAAATAGGCAAAGGCGCTGGGGCCATGAAGGCAGATATCTTTAGATATTTTATTATACATAAGTATGGCGGGTTTTATGCAGATATAGATACTGTATGTAAACAACCAATAGATTCCTGGTTAGATGAAAGCCATAAGATTGTTTTATCTCCAGAAGACAATTCAGAAAATTTTCAACAATGGTTTATAGGTGCAGAAAAAGGTCATCCAGTATTGACAGAAGTTCTAAAAAATGTTAAGATAGCATTTGGAAAAGGGATAGATACATCTGATCCTTTATTTGTTTTATGGACAACGGGGCCCAAGATTTGGACCAGAGCTATATTAAAAGTTTTGGGGGTTGAAGGGGAAAGAATGTTAAGAGAAAGATCAGAAAGTTTTAACATGTTGCCAAAAGCTCAAGAACTAGGTATCCACATATATCCAGATTATAAGTATTTTAGAAATCCAGAAGGTGTAGTTCATCACTTGTATGGAAGCATGGAATGGAAGAATGACTCAAGTTATTCTTCATGGCAGAAACACATAAACTAGGGGGACAAATGCCAAAGCCAGTATACAAAGACGCACCAGCATTTAGATATGAAGACCTATATCTTCATTCTTTAGGTGCACCCGCAGGAAAAGAAATTCTTAATACCTGCATAGACATGGCACAATTGCTTATAGATAAGAATATATCTTATGGCAATTCAGCCCTAGAACCTATAAGAATTTTTGGAACATCTGACAACATAGAGCAAATTAAAATAAGAATTGATGACAAGCTTAATCGCATTAAGAATAATCAAGGATTTGCTGGAGATAATGATCTTGACGATATGATTGGTTATTTAATTTTACTTAAAATTGCAATTGACAAAGATAGGTCAAAAGGGGTATAATTAAATATGCCAACTTATGACTATTCTTGCATGGAATGTGAGACAAATCAAGAAGTAACAAGAGGGTTTAATGACCCAGAAACAATCCCGCCATGTCCAACATGCGGGTATAGCATGGTTCGTGTTTACAATGCGCCAGGTATTCAATTTAAAGGGTCGGGTTTTTATAAAACCGATAATGGTTAAAAATGTCTGAGATAGAAGTTGCTGGTAAGTTTGATCAAATGAATAAGGTTGTTGAGGAATTGCTTAAGGGCAAGTCCCCATCACAAATAGCAAAATCCCTAGAATTAACCCGTGTGCAGGTTGACAACCACATTAAGACTTGGAAAGATTTTGTGCACGACAATAATGTTGTGCGTGAAAGAGCCAAAGAAGCTCTGGCTGGAGCAGATGAGCATTACAACCTTTTGATTAAAGAAGCATGGGATGTTGTTCACGAAGCTGGTGTTGCTGCAGAATTAAATACAAAGAACGCAGCATTAAAGCTTATTGCTGACATTGAAGCAAAAAGAATTGATATGCTAAATAAGGCGGGAGTATTAGAAGACAATAGCGTAGCAGATCAGATACTAGAATCAGAAAAGAAACAAGAGATCCTTGTAGGAATATTAAGAGATGTTACCTCAAGTTGTGAAAAGTGTAAGTGGGAAGTATCAAAGAGGTTGTCACAAGTTACTGGAAAATTAGAGGCAGTACAAGTTGACGACTGATTTTAGTGCTTTTATTGATGCACTTGAAGGTGATGAATTTGAAGAAAAGCCAGCAACACTTGAAGATTTTGTAACGAGTAAAGATTATCTTGGGTTGCCCCCACTTTCAGAATATCAATATACAATGATTCGTGCCTCTACTCAAATTTATAAGCGTGATACACTTCACAAAGTTTATGGTTTTGATGAAGGTGAAAAGATATTTAAACAAACATGTAACGAAGTTATCCTGCAACTTGGTAAAGGTTCTGGAAAAGACTATACATCTACAATCGCTTGTGCATATATGGTGCATTTATTATTATGCTTATCAGATCCAGCAAGATATTTTGGTAAGCCACCAGGCGATGCTATTGATATTATTAACATTGCTATTAACGCAGTGCAGGCAAATCGAGTATTCTTTAAAGGTTTTAATCAGCGTATTGAAAAGTCCCCATGGTTTCAAGGTAAATATATCGCCAAGGCAAACAGTATTGAATTTGATAAAGAAATAACAGTTCACTCAGGTCACTCTCAAAGAGAATCTTGGGAAGGTTATAACGTTCTTGTTGTAATTCTTGATGAAATTTCAGGTTTTGATTTGGAATCAACTTCTGGAAATGAACAAGCTAAAACAGCTTCAGCTATTTATAAGATGTACCGTGCATCTGTAAACTCTCGTTTTCCAGATGTAGGCAAGGTTATTTTGCTTTCGTTCCCACGTTTTAAGAATGATTATATTCAGCAAAGATACAATGAAGTGGTGGCGGAAAAAGAAGTAGTGCTTAGACACCATAGATTTAAAGTAGACCCAGATCTTCCTGATAATACAGAGGGAAATGAATTTGAAATGGAATGGGAAGAAGACCATATTGTTTCATATAAAATACCTAGGGTATATGCATTAAAACGTCCAACATGGGAAATTAACCCAACAAGAAAAATTGAAGATTTTACTATTGACTTTTACACAGATCCAACAGATGCTTTATCCCGTTTTGCCTGTATGCCACCAGATGCAACAGATGCATTCTTCAAGAATAGAGCGGTTATTGAAAAGGCTTTTAGCAATCCTAAATTAAATGTAGATTCATACGGAAGATTTGATGACACGTTTAAACCAGATCCAGAAAAATGGTATTACATTCACGTAGACTTGGCGCAAAAGCATGACCATTGTGCTGTTGCTATGTCCCACGTACATAACTGGGTAACGATGAAAATTGGAAATGATTATAAAGAAGCAGCTCCAAGAATTGTGGTAGACGCTGTAAGATTTTGGACACCAACTGCATCAAAATCAGTTGATTTTACTGAAGTAAAAGATTATATAATTAGTTTAAGAGAACGTGGATTCAATATCAAGATGGTTACATTTGATAGATGGAACTCTCACGATATGATGCAACAACTAAAGGCGCACGGGATTAACTGTGAGACACTCTCAGTAGCAAAAAAGCATTATGAAGATATGTCACTTTGTATCACAGAGGAACGTGTAGATGGTCCAAAAATTCAATTATTAATTGATGAATTGCTTCAATTGAGAATTGTAAAAGATAAGGTTGATCACCCTAGAAAGGGCTCTAAAGACTTATCAGACGCAGTTTGCGGGGCTATTTATAATTCAGTAGCTCTAACACCTAGGGATTCAAATCAAGCTGTAGAGATATATACTTATTCTGGGGTATTCTCAGAAGAATTAGATAGTTTAAGAGCAGAGTCTGAAGCAAGATTAATCAGAAATAAAACAATTAAACTTCCAGAAAAGAAAATTATGCCCCCAGATTTGCGGGAATTTATGGGATTAGATGATGATGAAGATGAATTCCCTATTGACAGTATGCAGATACTCTGATAGACTACACACATGATAGCAAACGGAACAATTAAAACTATAGAAGACGAAGAAGATATTTATATCTCTCTTACATCATTGTGTGAATATTTTACGCATTCTGCGGTAAATATGAATAGAGAAGTTAAAGAAGCAGCACCAAGAGATAAGAGATATGCTCAAGGATTGCTTGACATGATGCATACAATTGCAAATGAAATGGTAGAGTTGGGTAAATTTGAAGCGCAAAGAAGAATGATCAATAACCCAGATGATTTGTTGAAGATGATTGACAAAGCAGGCAATGGTTTGGTAGAATAGGTTCTACAATGCCCCATAGCTCAGTTGGTAGAGCGCCGAACTGTTAATTCGGATGTCCCTGGATCGAGGCCAGGTGGGGCAGCAAATTATAAACAACGACTAGAAGAGAGTATAATATGAATATGATGGCAGAAAAAATAGAAGATAAGAAAGAATATGTTCTAGGTCCAACAAATCGTTGTGATTCATGTTCTGCAGAAGCTCTTGTTTTAGTTAAGGGTGTGACGGGAGAATTAATGTTTTGCGGTCACCATTATAGTAAAAATGAAGAAGCTCTTTCAAAGTTTGCGTATGAAACTATTGATGAAAGAGAAAAGCTCGTACAAAATAAACTCAAGGATGAAGACTATGTCTGATATACACATACCATGGATCACGGCTGGCTGGTGGTCAGATGGTGTCTTATATGCATCCTAGAGTTGGGTTCAATTCCCAAGTGATCTACTAACAATTAAATAAGGAGCGGTAGCTCAGTTGGTTAGAGCCCCGAACTCATAATTCGGTCGTCGTCGGTTCGAGTCCGACCCGCTCCACTAAAAATTAAATATTGGTCCGTTAGCTCAGTTGGTTAGAGCGCTACCCTGTCACGGTAGAGGTCGTCGGTTCAAGTCCGATACGGATCGCCAAGCCCCAGTAATCCAGTGGTAGAGATAGTGGACTTAAAATCCACACAGCGTTGGTTCGAATCCAACTTGGGGTACGAGACTACAGGTAGCACTTACTTAGGATGTTATAGTTACATATTACATCCCGTGGCGTAAGAGTTACGGTGAGATAGGGCAGCGTCATTTGGTGCTGGAATACTACCTGTAGTCTCCTTGCGGATGTTGCATATTGGTAGTGCCTCTGCCTTCCAAGCAGAAGGGGTCAGTTCGATTCTGATCATCCGCTCTCGGAGTATAGATCTGAACAATCTATGCAAAGATAGTTGTACCGAATCCTACAATGTCACCTGCATCATACGAAGGCGTTCAGGCTCATGGAGATTGCTCTGCGGTCGTGACTAGGTATAACAGCCAACAGATGGTTTAGATTAAGAATCAAAGTCGTGGTTGGCATTTAGGGTCTAAGTGTTATGGTAGCACCACCGTCTCCAAAGCGGTTAGCCTAGGTTCGACTCCTAGAGACTCTGCGATACAAACATTGCGTGGCGGAATAAATAGGTCCGACTCCAGACATGGACAATGTGTTGGCAAAAGGCTTGGGTAAACCAACAGTATCACGATCAATATAGTAGTTTCCCTTTACCTATATTGATCACCTAGGAAAAATGGCAGAGTGGTCTATTGCAACAGGTTGCTAACTTGTCGTACGAAAGTACCGTAGGTTCGAATCCTACTTTTTCCGCTTTTCCCTGATCGTCTAACGGTAGGACACCGCCCTTTGGAGGCGGGTATCTTGGTTCGAATCCAGGTCGGGGAGCAAT